CCAGCTATTAAGCTGCTTTATACATTTGTGCCCACTTGGAAGTTGCGCCGTCGATTAAATCGATGAAACCAAGTCTTTGAGAAGCCACTAGGACTCTTCTTTGGTTTGCTACTTCGTAGTCTGACTCAACGGTTACACCTCTGAGTCTTGGCATTACGTAGTTTCTTGGGTAAACTGCAAGTGCACCAAATTTTGCTGCAGCTTTAGTTGCGAACTCGTCACAGAGTAATACTCTTGATCCGAAGACCTGTCCGATTTCACCAGATAGTTTTGTTGCCATGTCGCCAACTAGGTTAGCATCTTGGAACTCTGGATCTTCTAGAAGGTTATAGTAAACGTCTTGTGATACGACATAAACTACTTCGCTTGGGTTAACCCCATATTTGCCCATGTTTTTTCTTAAAGCAAGAAGGTCAGTTGCTACAATTGAATCACCAACGGCAAAAGTACCAGTTGGCTGTGTATAGTCACTGTCATTTCTTGCTAAGTGTAATAGACCTTCAAAAGAAGCACCTGAGGTACCGAAAGCACCATCAGCATCGTCACCAGCTAGAATAGCATTTTCGATTGCTCTAGCGTGTGATCTTACCATAGACTCTCTAATTAAAGGTAGAATTGGTAAAATTGCATCTTCTTCAGTTTCATTACCTAAGTATGATTGTGAAATCAATTTTTTGGTTGAAAGAGTTCTTTCACTCATATCCACTCCACCGAATGGTGCACCATAAGAGTCACCTCTTTGTGCTAAGTTACCATGTGGTGATGAACCAGAAGCTGTTTGAGCTGAAGCAAATTCAGCATAACCACTATCTGGTAGAATTGGGATAATCATGTTTGCAGAAGTCATTGGGATTTCTCTAAAGAGAGGAGCCAAGACTAATTCATTTTGAATATCTCTTTCAATGTTGGTTGAAACGACTTGCTCAAAATCACCTGAAGATACTTGAACACCTGAATGTTCGTTCACTTTTTGCATGACTTGTTTTGCATACTCATTGTCCCATCCTTTACCAGTAGCTAAACCAGCAAATTTTGCATCAATGATGTCGTTCTCGAAAGCTTTTCTCCAGTCACCTTGACCTTGTCTGTCACTAAAAATTCTTTTTGACTCACGAATATTCATGATTTCTTCGGATTTTTCAGCTAGTTGTGATTCAAGATTTTTAACGATTTGCTCTAAATTAGAGTAGTCATCTTTAACTCTTTTCTCAACATCAGACATTAGTCTTTCAGCACCAGATAACCCTACTTCGATAAGGGTTTTTTGTTCTTCCTGCTTTGCTTCTTGAACAGCCTTTTCTTCAGCTTCGACTTTAGCTGCTTTTTCAGCGGCCTCTTTCTGAGCTTTTTCTTCAGCTGCTTTAAGTTCGGCTTGCTTCATTGCATATTGAGCAACAGCTTTTTCAGCTGCCTCTGATGCAAATTTGTTCAAATCGAACTCAGGAGAAGTTTCAGGAGTCTTCATTTCTTCTGACATATCAGTCTCCATTTTTGAGGATAATTCCTCGCTTGGCTGCTCAACTTTCACAGCGTCTGCTGAGTCAACTGAGTTAGCCTTGATAAATTGCTTTTTAAACTTTTCATAATCTTCCATAGAATCAAAACTCTTTGCTAAGGAAAAAGTTGCTCCCTGATTACAAGGTACTGATACTACAGAAACTTCAAAAAGTTCTGCGTCCTTTATTTTATATCCGTCGGTCTCAGGCATATAATCAGCATCCTTGACTCTGAAGCCGACAGAAAACGCTCCAAGGACACCATCTTTGACTAAATCTTTTATGTCTCCAGCTGCTTTAGAAATTCTTGCAGAAATATCTAAACCTTTATCTGAGACTTCTAAACCTGTTGCTCTACCGATAGGCTTATTATAGTCATGATTAAACAAAATAATTGGATTAGATTTAAAATTTTCTAATCCACCTTTTGTCCATGCATCATGCTCTATTATATCTCCAGCTCTATCTAGTGCATTTGTACTTGCAGAACCTTTGATGTCTATTCCACCATCATCGGTTTCGCCTAAGGTTTTAAAAGTATTAGTCCAATGAAATATTTTTTGATTAATCTTCGACATCACTCTTCTCCACTTTCTTCTTTACTGTTTTGGGCTTTGGAGCCACTACAGGTTGAACGGAAACAGGATATCGTTTCTCCATCACGTTAAGAACTCTGCTCCAAGAACCAAAACTTCTTCGTAGAAGATAGTCTTTTACTGGAACATCGCTTCCATGAGATTTATATTCAGCTAAATCCATTTTTTCTACTTTATGTTTTGTACAAAATTCGGATAAAGCTTTTATCATCATATCTTTAGTCATATTATTCTTCCTCGCTTGGTGCAGCCTCTATAGGTCTGCCTCCTTCTTCTGGATTTACTGATGACCCTGCTAAATTAACAGGAACGCGAGGTTCATCAAATCCTTCTATTGGATCTTTACCAAGAGCTTCTCTAGCTTCGTTTGCACTTATAATTCCTGTGTTCACAAGTGTTGCATAGTAAGCTGCTTGATCTCTTAATTCAGG